GAGATCCAGGCCTGCGGGATCGAGGTCCGCGCCCTGCGCGACGGCCATCGCCGCGCGGGCCGGCGTTGGACCAAGGCGCCCACCGTCGTGGCCATCGACGAATTCAGCGAAGCGCAGCTCGAGCAGTTGCTCGCCGACCCCAAGCTGAGCGTGATCGTGATCGGCGAACCGAAGGAGTGACCATGAAGCTCACCCGCATCAACCTATTCGCCGTCGTCCTGTCGGCGCTGGCCTTCCTCGGCGGCATGGGGTTCGGGGGTGCCCATGCTGGTGTGCTGCTCGACTACGGCGAGAACAAGCAAGTCGACAACCTGGTGCGCGGGCAGGCCAATGCGCTGCCGGCCACATGGTATTTCGCACTTGGCACAAACACCTGCAGCGACTCAGGCTCGCCCACCGAGCCGGCCGGCGGCGCCTATGCGCGACCATCCGTCGCTGCCTCGCTCGCAAACTTTGCCGGCACGCAATCGGCAGGCTCGACTGTCGCCAGTTCCGGAACGGGGGGCACGACGAGCAACAACGCCGTCATCACCTGGGCAGAATCGACAGCTGCCTGGGGCAACTTGCAGTCTGTCTGGTGGATGGACGCGAGCAGCGGCGGCAACGCGTGGATCTGCATTGATCTAACCGCCGCGTTCAACGTCAGCGCGGCGGGCGTTACGGTCCGCTTCCCGGCGGCCGCGTTGCAATTCCAGATCGACAACTGAGGAGCAGCCGGCATGCGTTACTTGATCGCCATCCTGCTGGCCTTCGCCATCACAGCCTGCGCCAGTGTCACCCCGCAGCCGCTCCCCGTGGCCAATGGCGCGGCTGGAAGCTACGGCGCTGCCACCCTCAGCTGGGGGCCCTTCGAGGACCAGCTGGCCCCGGCTTACACCCGCGTGTCCATGCTTGCTCAGCGCACCGAGCGCCGGCTGCGCGCTGGCGCCATCACGCGCGATCAGGCCGTCGCGGTATCGATCAAGCTCAAGCAGGCGTATGCCCTGCTCAACAATGCGCGAGCGTCGCGCCGCACCGCCGACATCGGCCTGGCGAACGCCATCATGGACACCCTGGAGGGCACGCCGTGAACATCGAAACAGCAAGACTCTACATCCGCCAGCTGGAGGCGGCGATCGACCAGGCAGAAGCTGAAGGGCGCACTGAGTTGCGCTCGGACGATATCGGCGTGTTTGCAGACGACGCCGGTAACGCACTGGCCATGCTGGACAACGCGATCGCGCAATCTGAAGAGGACCGCCAGCTGTGACCCCCGATGAGATTCGGGCCGTGGTTGTCACCGCCCCGGACCTCCGGGCCGCGGCTGATGGTGGAAACTGGTCGGAGATCGCAGCGGCAATTGCGGATACACCGGGCGCATCAATCAGCGTCGAGGATGTCTTTGACGCCCTCTTCTTGTCCGGTGACTACGCTGCAATCAAGGCCGCGCAGCTCGCAGGAACCGCTAGCGCCGTCATGGCGTTTTCCACACTTGTCGATGCCAAGACGCTAGGCCCAGGCATGGTCAACCTCGACACCGCAGCCACCCGCGCACTCTTTGACGCCCTTGAATCCGATGGGTTGCTCACCTCCGCGGGTCGTGCCGCTCTCGATGCTCGCCGCCCGTTGTCCGTTGTGACGCCGGCTCAAGTCGAGTTGGCACTGAAACACGACGACGGCAGCATGAGGACGCTTTCCTGATGGCGATGACCAAGACAAAATCAATCATCGTCGATGTCGGCACCGTCAACGCCGCGAGCAGCACCACGCGCGGCCGACTCGATTGCAGTGACGCGTACGGCGGCATTTTGACGATCAAGATCACCAATAACGGAGTGCTGGGCGCGCAATGCGATGCGCGCGTCTTGATCTCGCACGACGAGACACTTCCAGCGGAGGGCGGGGCCGGAGCTCAGTGGAAAGAGGTGTGGAGCTTCGGCGGCGGTACCGAGAGCGGCAAGATTACGACATGCCCGTTCGAGTTCGGCCCTGAAGTGCGGCACGTGGAAATCGAGTTCGGGGGAAACACGACAAATAGCTGTACCGTCGAGGCAATCGCCACCACCTGGGTGCCGTAACAAATGGGCATCATCGCCCTGCCTCGCGCCTGGGGTCGCCAGCCGAACGGGTTCGCCCGTCTGTCCGGCCCGGGCGTGCATCACGTCGCCTGGTATCCGGCCTACGGGGCTTCAGTCGACTCGGCCTTGTCGGGGTACATCCAGCAGTATCCCGCGTCTGCGATCGTCGCCGGCGACGGGCTTCGGATGCTGGCTGCCGATGGCGAAAAGCTGACATTTCGTGTGCCGGTAACCGCGGGGAGCCAGGTGCTTGCACATTCGACCTGGACGTTTTTCGTGACGTTGCGAAACAGTGGGTTTGTGTCGTTTGCCCAGATGATCCACGAGGCGGGTCCGTGCGACTTCGTCCAGCGCCGCGCCGGTACCGATTACGTTGCCATGGGGGCATTGTTCAGCGGACCGGAGATCCTCAACCGGCGCACCCGGATCGACATCATTGTGGACGGGGGTGGAACCACGAATGGCTCGGGAATCAATTACCGAATCATTTTCAACGGCACTCAGGTTTCGAGCGGCTCAGCAGCAACGTATTTCAACCGCTCGTATATCGACATTTCACTCGGCTCGGTCCGGGGCCCAACGACTGAGCCGGCAGACATCGATATCCATGGTGTGTTCTTCGCGCTCGAAACGCTCGACGACGCCTACAACCCCTGGTCTTTATTTCGCCGATCGCCACTGATCATCCCGCATGCGGTCGCACCAGGTGGCACGACTCATGATATCGCTGGCGCCGGGGGAGCCACATCCGACGGTATTGCAACGTCCGCCTACGAATACGCCTTGGCCGCGGTCGGTGTCATCCTAACCGATGGCGCCGCAGGTGCATCGGCAGAGATCTCGATCGCCGCCGTCGGCTACCAGGTCACAGGCGGGTCGGCGGAAATCCAGAGCGGCGCCGTGCAGGATCTTGCCGCAGCTGGCGGTACCACGGCGGCAGGTGGGGCTGCGCCGGCGGCGAGCGTCACCATTGCCGCGGCCGATCTGGCCACTGCGGCCGGGCAGGCCGGTCTGTCGGCGGATCTGCTCACTGCGGGCGCAGGTGCGGCCAGTGCCGCTGGGAATGCCGGCCTGGCAGCCCAGCTCAACGCGCTGGCCGCGGGGGCTGCTCAGGCGGGCGGCCTGGCCGCCATCAGCGGTGGCGCCGCGGGGGAACTGTCGGCCGCCGGCGGTGCCCGTTCGATCGGCGCCGCGGGCATCAAGATCACGGCGACGTTCGTCGCCCAGGGTACGTCTTACGCAGATGGTGCCGCCGGCATCGAGGGAGGCGCGGCAGGTACGTTGTCGGCCAGCGGGGGGGCCGCTTCGGCCGGCCAGGCTGTTGCGCACCTTGCGGCCCTAGTCACCGCGGCCGGCTTTGTGCAGGCCATGGGGGCTGGGTACCTGGTCATTCAGGCTCCACTTGAGGCGATCGGTGCGGCCATGTCCACCGGTGAAGCTATGCTCGAGGACGCGGCCGCGCTGGTGCTGATCCGATCGCCCCGGTTCGTCGTCAGCGCCAGCGGCCGACGGTTTTCTGTTGCGGCGCCTGGCCGCACGTTCAAGGTGTCACGATGAGATCCTTCGACCCCATCATGCCCGGTGAGGTGGCCACGCTCTCCTTCGAGTTCGCGCGGGAGCTGCCAGCCGGCGTTACCATCGACTCGGTCGGTCAGACCACTGTCGAGCTGCTGCGCGGCACTGACCCGGCCCCCGAGTCGATCCTCGTCGGCGCCGCCGCGCTGGCCGGTACGGATGTGCTGCAGCGGGTCGCTGTCGATGTCGATGGCGCAAGCTACCTGGTCACCGCGGTGGCCAATCTCTCCGACGGTCAGGTGCGAAAGCTGCCCGCCGCGCTGCCGGTGCGCAAGATCATCTAACCTCACCGGGGGAACCGGTTCCCCCTCAGTCGCACGCTGCGCGCGCGCGACACTGCGGGCACTATCCAGTCGGATGTGCCCCGATGCCCTATGCAACCCGTGACGAGATGATTGCCCGCTTCGGTGAGGAGGAGCTGATCCTGCTCACTGACCGCGATGGCGCGGGTGCGATCGATGATGTCCCCCTGGCGCGTGCGCTCGACGATGCCGACGGCGATATCGACGGCTATCTGGCGCCGCGCTACGCGCTGCCACTGGCCAGTGTGCCGCCGGTGCTATCGCGCCTGGCGTGTGAACTGGCGCGCTATTACCTCTACGACGATCACGCGACCGAAACGGTTCGCACCCGCTACGAGGATGCGCGTGATGTGCTCATCGCGATCTCGAAGGGGACGGTGCAGCTCGGGCTGCCGGAGAGTGCCGGTACGGTCGAGGAGGTGGCGTTGCCCCAGTTCCAGAGCGGCCGCCGTGAGTTCGGCGGGGGCGGGTTCTGATGGGCGCGATCGAGACCGTCGAGACGGCCATGCTGGATGCGGCCCGCGCCACGCTGGGCGCCACGGTGCGCGTGTTCGAATCGCTTGGCGGCAGCTGGAGCATCGACGCGCTCAAGCGGGCGCTACAGACCGCGCCTGGCGTTTACGTGGCCTTTCTCGGCGCACGGCGCGGGAACCTTGAAGGCGTTGTGGCGCCGACCTTTGCCGTCTACTTGGTGACCAAGGCGCCGGTTGAACCTCCGCGCCGCCATGGGTCACCACGTGTGATCGGCGCCTACGAGATGGTCGAGCGCCTAGCGCCGTGCATGGATGGGCTGACGGTGCCGGGCCACTGCACGCTCAAGCTCTCAAGCATCGACAACCTTTTCCAGCAGGTGACCTTCGACATCGGCGGTGCCGTGTACGGACTCACGCTCGGCGCCCCGTCGCTCGACCTGGTCGAGCCGATCGACCCGCTTGGCCTGGATGACTTCATCACCTTCGACCATCAAATCGAGGTGCCGGACGGCGCCCCGCAACCGCACGACAGCGTGAAGCTGCCGCAGTAAGGAAAGGAGAGCCCGCATGCGCTCGAAGCATCTGAAACCCGCCGTCGGCCTGCAGGTGCGCGATCCGGCGACCCGCCAGCCGCTGCCCGTCGACGGCGCAGATTTGCCGATGACCGGCTACTGGCTGCGCCGCCTGGCCGATGACGACGTTACCGAGGCGCCGCGCGCAGTGTCCAAGCGCACCCGCAATAACGCCAGCGAGGAGTAAGCCCCATGGCCATCAGCTTCAATTCGATCCCGAGCAACATCCGGGTGCCGCTCGTTTACATCGAGTTCGACAACAGCAACGCCGTGCGCGGCACACCTGCGATCATGCACCGCATCCTGGTGCTGGGTCAGCGCCTGGCCGGCGGCTCGGTGGCCGAAGGCGTGCCGGTGCGCGTCACCAGCGCCGACGAGGCCGGCGACTTCTTCGGCCGCGGCTCGATGCTGCACGAGATGTTCGTGGCCCTGAAGGCGGCCAACCGCTACACCGAGACCTGGGCGATCGCACTTGACGACGATGGCGCTGGTGTGGCCGCCTCGGGCACGGTGACCTTTGCCGCCAGCCCCACGGCCGCCGGAACGGTGTCGCTGTATATCGGCGGTAAGCGGGTGCGCATCGCCGCGGCCGTAGGCGCGACGGCTGCTTCGCTGGCCACGGCGCTGGCTGCGGCAATCAATGCCGACGACACGCTTCCGGTGAGCGCCGCGGTCAATGGTGTTGTCACCGAGCAGGTCGACATCACTGCGCGTCACAAGGGCGAAGCGGGCAACGGTATCGACGTGCGCCTGAACTACTACCAGGGCGAGCAGACCCCGACCGGGCTGACCGTGACGCTCTCTGGCGCGCAGTTGGCCGGCGGTACGGCCAACCCGGACATCGCGCCGGCAGTCGCGGCGATGGGCGACGAGTGGTTCCACAGCATCGTGATGCCCTACGCCGACGCGGCAAACATGGCCGCCCTCGAGGCCGAGCTGGCCACTCGCTGGGGGCCGACCCGCATGATCGATGCGATCGCCTACACGGCGTATCGCGGTAGCCATGCGGCCACCGGCACCTTCGGCTCGGGGCGCAACGGCCACCTGGTGAGCTGCATGGGCACCGGCGTTGCACCGCAGGCCCCGTATCTGTGGGCGGCGGTGTATGCGGCCACGGCCGCGGCGAGTCTGTCGATCGACCCGGCCCGGCCGCTGCAGACGTTGGAGCTCGCCGGCATCCTGCCGCCCAAGGTCGAGGCACGCTGGACGATGGAGGAGCGCAACCTGCTGCTCTACGACGGCATCGCCACGCACACCGTCAACGCCGGCGGCAACGTGCAGATCGAAGCGGCGATCACCATGTACCAGAAGAACAGCTACGGCGTGGATGACCCGAGCTACCTGTACGTGAACACCCCGGCGACGCTCTCGTACATCCGTTATGCCACCCGCGCGCGCATCACGCAGAAGTTCCCGCGGCACAAGCTGGCTGACGACGGCACGCGTTTTGGCGCGGGCCAGGCGATCGTCACGCCCAGCGTGATCCGCGCCGAGCTGCTGGTCTTGCACCGCGAGTTCGAGGCGGCCGGCCTGGTGGAGAACTTCGACCAGTACAAGGATGACCTGATCGTCGAGCGCAACGCCAACGACCGCAACCGGGTGGATGTGCTCTCGCCGCCCGACCTGGTCAATCAGTTCCGCATCTTCGCGGAACAGATCCAATTCATCGTGTGAGGTAGGACATGAGTCAGGTAACCGGCAAGGCCATCATTCGTGTCGACGGCGAGGAGCTGCGCAGCCTCGATGGGGCCACGCTCAATCCCGGCGGACAGAGCCGCGAGGCCGTCAAGGGCGGCGGCAAAATCCATGGCTACAAAGAATCGGACATGGAGCCCACCGTCGAATGCAAGATCGCCCACACCAAGGATGTGAGCCTGAAGAAACTTGGCGCCATCACCGACGCCACGGTGATCTTCGAGACCGACACGGGCAAACGCTTCGTCTTGCGCAACGCCTGGGTGTCCGAGCCGCCTGCGCTGGACGCAACCGCCGGCTCGGTCGATCTGAAGTGGGCCGCGATCGAATGCGACGAGGACTGAGGCCATGGGCATGACGATGGATGTGTCGCTCGAGGACGGCATCAAGGTGGGCGACGACACGCTGAAAGATGCGGTCCTGCGCGAACTGACCGGCGCCGACCTCATCGATGGCCAGGCCGAGGCCGAGCGCCTGGTGCAGACGCCAGCCGGCCCGGCCCTGGTGGCCAGCCCGGCGGCCATGGGCGTGGCCTTGCTGCGACGCCAGGTGGTGCGCATCGGCAACTTGCAGGGGCCGCTCGAGGTGGCTGACCTGCGCAAGTTGTCGGCCCGCGACCTGAACACCCTGCAGGAAAAGGCCGAAGCGCTGGATGCGGCGAACGCCAAAGCGCTGGCCGACGAGGTGGCCACGCGGGGGCGAGACGATGGGGTGGGTGCGCAAGGTTGAGCGCCTCGGCATCGCCGTGGCCCGCGCCACGGGCTGGCCGGCGAGCGAGATCTACGCATTCACCCTGCGCCGCCTGGTGCGGCAGATGACCCACCTGAACGGTAAAACGCAATGACCGAACTGAAGGCATCCGTACGGCTCGACATGGGCGGAAACCTGGAGACGCGCACCCGGCGCGCCGACCAGGCTTTGTCGCGCATGAGCCAGCGTGGTCAGCGCCACATGCGGCTGCTTTCGTCGTCGATGCGTCTGGTCGGCAACGGGTTGGACAGGCTGGGCAACCGCTATACGGCATTCCTCACCGGCGGCGGCCTGGCACTCGCCGGGCGCCAGGTGGTTGCCCTTGAGACGCGATTCACCCGGCTGGGGATTCAAGCGAACCGCTCAGTGCAGGAAATGGACGCGCTCAAGCGACTGATCTATGAGACGGCCAGGGCGCCGCAGATCCGGGTCGATCCCGGTGAAGTGACCGCCGCGGTTGAGGCGATCGTCGAAAAGACCGGCGACCTGGCCTTTGCCGAGCAGAACATCCGCAATATCGGCATCGCATTGCAGGCCACTGGCGCGAACGGCCAGGCGGTGGGTGAGCTGCTGGCTGAATTCCAGAAGATGGACATCAAGGGCGCCGATCAAGTGCTGCGTGCGATCGATACGCTGACGGTTCAGGGGAAGGAAGGTGCATTCACCCTGCAGAACCTGGCCGCGCTGGGCCCGCGTGTGATCACGGCCTACACGGGCGCCACCAAGGGCGCGCGGGACGGCGCCCAGGTGCTGAAGGAAATGGGCGCTGCGCTGCAGGTCATCCGCATGGGGACGGGTTCATCCGAGCAGGCGGCGACTGCGTTCGAGCGGCTGCTGGCCGAGCTCCAGGACCCGGCTAAGATCAAGTTGCTGCGCTCTGGTGGCATTCAGGTGTTCGATCCGAAACAGCCCGGCGCCGAGGTGCTGCGGCCGATCAACGAGATCCTGCTCGATATCCTGACAAAGACGAAGGGGCGCCGCACGATCCTTGGGCAGATCTTCGGCGACGAGTCGTTGCGCGCATTCAACGCCCTCACGCCCGAACGCATGGCGCAGTTCATGCGGGTGCAAGGCGACGGCGCGACCACCATGGCCGATGCGGCGCGCGCCGCGCGCACCGCGTCGGCTGCGCTGCAGAACCTTTCAACCGCATGGCAGAAATTTGCCGACAGCGAACTCTCTGGCCCTGTGCAGAGTCTCGCCGACGGACTCAATAGCCTCGAGCCTGGCACAGTCGATCGTTGGATGCAGGTGGCCAAGTGGATCGGCATCATCGGCGGTGGCGCCGTCGTGGCGCGCAAGGGCTATGGCGCGGCGCGCTGGGTCATCGACGCAATGGGCGGAAAGGGCAAGGGGTTGGGCGGTGCGCTGGGGTCCGCCGCTGGCGCGGCTGGTGTCACACCGGTGTTCGTCACCAACATGCCGGGCGCCGGCCTTCCCGGGGCGGGTATTCCTGGCGGTGGCAGTGCGGGCGGTTCGACTGCAAAGCGAACGCTTGCCAAAGCGCTGCCGCTGCTGGGGCGCGCCAGCGCTGCCGCCGGCCCGCTCGCTGCCATCTACGGCGTATCGGAATGGGCCGGGGATACATCTCACGATCAGCAACGCACCAGCAGCCTGCTGTCGGTCAGCTCCGGTCTGTCGCGCATGCTCAGTGTCTTCGGACTCGACAAGGAATCGTCGATCGAGGCACGCCGGCGTGCGAACCGCGCAGATCTCGGCGGCGACCCAGCCCAGGCCGAACTGCACATTTCGGTATCGGATGACCGGGTGAAGGTCAGTCGGCTGCGCGCCGATGGCATGGCGGTTGATGTCGACGCCGGCGCCTACATGGTGGCCCCATGACCTGGCGCGATGATCTTCAGCAGGGCAAGTTCCGCGACGTGGCCTTCCACACGGACGACCACGGCCTGTCTGGCGGGCGTCGCCTGGCGGTGCATGAGTACCCGTTGCGCGACGATCCGTTTCCTGAAGACATGGGTCGCTCGGCTCGCAAGATGAGCGTGCGCGCCTACGTGCTGGGCGCCGACTACATGCGCGCCCGTGATGCGCTGATCGAAGCGCTCGAGGCCGCCGGACCCGGCACGTTGGTGCATCCGTACCTGGGCACGCAGCGGGTGGCTGTCGAGAGCTTCAACCTGCGCGAGAGTACCCGCGAGGGCGGCATCGCCTACTTCGATATCCAGTTCGTGCAGGCAGGCGTCGCGGTGCGCCCGGATGTGAAATCCGACACGGCCACCTTGGTGACACGCCAGGCCGACGTGGTCGAGGCCACCATCGAGCAGGTGTTTGCCGACGGGTTTTCGGTGGCAGACGTGCCGGGCTGGGTGAGCGATCAGGCCGCAGTAAAGGTCGGCGAGGCGGTCGATGCCATCGTCGCAGTGTCGGGGCCGCTGCCGGGGCTGATGGACTCTGCGCAGGATCTGATCGACCTGCCAGGCTCTCTCGCCGGCACGCTGACCGGCGCCCTGGCGCGCCTGCGCGCGTCGCTGGGCAACCCGGAGGCACGCCTGGCTGGGCTGCGATCGCTTTTTGGCTACGGCGCCGACGACACGCCGGCACCGGCCACGGGCACCACGCCCAGCCGCGCCCGCGTGCTTGACAACGCCGCGGCCGTGGGCACGCTGGTGCGCCAGGCGGCGGTGGTGGAGGCCGCCCGCGAGGCGGCCGCCATGGACTACGAGTCGGTCGACCAGGCGCAGGCGCTGCGCGACGAGTTGGCCGACGCGATCGACGAGCTGACCCTGACGGCGGACGACGCGAGCTATTCGGTGCTGGTGGATCTGCGCGCCGCCGTGGTGCGCGATATCGCCCAGCGCGGCGCAGACCTGTCGCGCCTGGTGCAGGTGACGCCGGCGGCCACGTTGCCTGCGCTGGTGCTGGCACACCAGATCCATGGTGACGCTACCCGCGCCGACGCGCTGGTGGCGCGCAACCGCATCCGCCACCCCGGCATGGTGCCCGGCGGCGTAACGCTGGAGGTGCTGGCCAATGGCTGAGCAAGAGCGCCCCGACGTGCGCCTGGTGGTCGACGGCCAGCAGTATGGTGGCTGGCAGAAGGTCACCATCCACCGCGGCATCGAGCAGATCGCCGGCACCTTCGAGATCGAAGTGACCGAGCGCTGGGCCGGCCAGGATGTCGCCCGGCCGATCCGCCCGGGCGCCGAGTGCAAGGTGACCATCGACGGTGAGGCCGTGATTACCGGTTACGTGGATGAGGCGCAGCTGCGCTACACCAGCAGCGAACACACGGTGAGCGTGAGCGGCCGCGATCGCACCGGCGACCTGGTCGATTGCAGCGCGCCGCCCACGCAGTTCATGGGTCGCACACTGCTGCAGGTGGCCACGGTGCTGGCCAAGCCCTTTGGCATCGCGGTCAAGAGCGAAGTGGACGCCGGAGGCGCCTTCCGCTCGCTCAAGGGTGAGGACGGGCAGACGGCGCACGAGCTGCTCGAGCAGGCGGCAAAGATCCGTGCCGTGCTGTTGCTCTCCGACGGTCTCGGCGGCCTGGTGATTACCCGCGCGGGCCTGCAGCGCGTGAGCACGGCGCTGGTGCTGGGCCAGAACGTGAAAGAGGGCTCGGGCACATTCAGCCACCGCGACCGCTACCGCGACTACACCGTGAAAGGCCAGATGGGCGGCGGCGGCCTGTGGGGCGTGGAGGGCGATGACGCCAGCGTGCGCAGCCAGGTGATTGGCCGCGCGCACGATGCGCAGGTAACGCGTCACCGTCCGCTCACCGTGCTGGCCGATGACCAGGTCGATGGCAAGGGCGCGCGCGAGCGGGCGCAGTGGGAGCGCAACGTGCGCGCCGGCCGTGCTGCCCGGGTCACCTACCTGGTCAACGGCTGGCGCCACGCCGGCGGGCTGTGGGCGCCGAACCGCATGGTGCCGGTGCGTGACACCTATCTCGGTTTGAACAAGGACATGCTGATCACGGGCGTGGCCATGATGCTTGATGGCGATGGCGTACGCGCCGCGCTGACCGTGGGCTTGCGCGAGGCGTGGGACTTGGTGCCGCTGCCTGAGCCGGCTGCGGGCGAAGCCGCGGGGCTGTGGGGCTGAGCATGGACGTTCGCACGATCAGCAAACTGCTCGCCCCGGTGAAACGCCGTGTTGCCCTGCTGGCCAGCCGCGTCAAGCTGGCGTTGGTCGATGACGGCGCCGCACTTCAGACCGTCCAGGTGCATGGCCTGGCCGAAGAGGTGATGGATGGCGCCGAGCGCTTCCAGAACTACGGCTTTACTTCGCATCCGCTCGCTGGCGCCGAGGGCATCGTGCTCTCGCTCGGCGGGCACCGCTCGCACGCCGTGCTGATCGTGGCCGATGACCGGCGCTACCGCATCTCGCTCGAGGCGGGCGAAGTGGCGCTTTACTCCGACGAGGGCGACAGCGTGGTGCTGCGCCGTGGCCGGGTGGTGGAGATCAACACCGATACGCTGAGCGTCAATGCCTCGACCGTGGTGGAGCTGAACACGCCGCTGGTCAAAACCACAGGCCAGATTCAGGCCGACCTGGATATCACAGACCAGGTGCAGTCCGGCGGGCGTTCGATGGCCGATATGCGGTCGATCCACAACGGCCACAACCACAACGAAAACGACAGCGGCGGCCCGACCGACCCGCCCAATCAGGTGATGTGATGGCCGACATTCTCACTGCCTGGAAGGATGGCGCTGGCGACTACGCCCTGAGCGGCGCGCTGCTGGCCAGCGACGACAGCATGCGGACGGCCGTCATCATCAGCCTGTTCACCGATCGCCGCGCCGAGGACGATGACCCGCTGCCCACCGGCACCGATCGCCGCGGCTGGTGGGCCGACGCCTGGCCGGTGCTCGAGGATGACCGCATCGGCAGCCGCCTGTGGCTGCTGGCGCGCGAGAAGCAACTGCCAGAAGTGTTGCGTCGGGCTCGTGAATATGCCGAGGAGGCGCTCGCCTGGCTCCTCGAGGACGGGATCGCCGCCCGAGTCACGGTCACCGCCGAAGTGGTGCGCACTGGCGTGCTGGGCCTGGGCATTGAGATCGAGCGCCCGGCCGGCGGGGCCGTCTCCTATCGCTTCGACTACCTCTGGAACACCTGACATGCCCTTTGCGCGTCCCAACCTGCAAACCCTGATCGACCGCGCGGTGGCCGACATCGAAAGCCGCCTGCCGGGCGCCGACGCGCGCCTGCGCCGCAGCAACCTCAACGTGCTGGCGCGCACGCATGCCGGTGCGGTGCACGGGCTGTACGGATACTTGCAGTGGCTGGCAGATCAGGTGATGTACGACACCGCTGAATCGGAATACCTGGATCGCGCGGCGTCCATCTGGCTCGACGTGCCGCGCAAGGCAGCCGTGGCGGCCAACGGGGTGGTGACGGCTTCCGGTACCAACGGGGTGACGGTGACCGAAGGTGCCCAGCTGTCGCGCAGCGATGGCGCAGTGTTCGAGGTGTCAGCCGACGCGACTATTGCCGGCGGAACCGCTGTGGTGCAGGTGGTTGCGGTGGAGGCCGGCGCGGCGGGTAACACCGCCGCAGGCAGCACGCTAACCTTCGTCTCGCCGATCGCCGGCGTGCAGGCGCAGGCCGCGGTCGATGGTGGGGCGCTGGCCGGTGGCGCCAATCAGGAGCTCGACGCCTCGCTGCGCGCTCGGCTGCTCGATCGTATCCGCCAGACCCCGCATGGCGGCGCCGCGCACGACTACGTGCGCTGGGCCAAGGAAGTGGCTGGCGTGACGCGCGCATGGGTCTATCCGGGCGAGCTGGGCGATGGCACGGTGGTGGTGCGCTTCGTTCGTGACGACGACGTCGACCTTATCCCGGACGCCGCCGAGGTGGCCACTGTGCAGGCCTACATTGATGCACTGCGCCCGGTCACCGCAGACGTGACGGTAGTCGCGCCGGTGGCCGTTCCGCTGGATCTGACGATTGCGCTGACCCCGAATACCGCCGCGGTGCGGGCTGCGGTGACGGCCGAGCTGGACGACATGATTCATCGCGAGGCGGAGCCTGGTGCGACCATCCTGCGATCGCACATTAACGAAGCCACCTCTATCGCATCCGGCGAAACTGACCACGTGCTCAGCGTCCCGGTGGCCGACGTCACCCATACCACCGGTCAGATCGCCACCTTGGGAACGATCACATGGCTCTGACCGGCGCCAACTACCTTGCCCAGCTGCAGGCGCTACTGCCGGTCGGTGCCGCCTGGTCGCGCGAACCGGACGCCGCGCTCACGGCGCTGCTGCAGGCTCTCGCGGACGAGTTCGCCCGCGCCGATCTGCGCGCCGACCAGCTAATCATCGAAGCCGACCCGCGCAGCGCGCTTGAGCTCATCAGCGACTGGGAGCGCGTTACTGGGTTGCCAGATAGCTGCAGCGGCACCCTGGCCACCACGCTCCAGGAACGCCGCGAAGCCGTCGTGGCCAAGCTCACCGCCATCGGCGGCGCCAGCCGGGCGTATTTCACCAGCGTGGCCGAACGGCTCGGCTACACCGTCGAGATCGACGAATACCGCCCGTTCATTTCCGGCCTGTCACGCTGCGGCGACCTGCTCAACGGCGGCCACCCAGTGCGCCACACCTGGCGTGTGCGCGTCACCGGACCTCGCTATACCGCATTCCGCACCGGCGTGAGCCAATGCGGCGATCTGCTCGGCGAGATCGACCGCGCCGACGACCTGGAGTGCACGCTCCAGCGCCTGAAGCCGGCTCACACAACACTCATCGTGTCATACGAAGGAGCATAAGCAATGGACTACAACCCACCCGTCGGCGGGGCGCCCGGCGCCTCCTTCGTCAATGCCAACCCTGGCAGCGGCGTCGAAGGCAGCCCGGTGCCGGCCGAGGCGGTCGAATACCCGCAACGCGAAATCGTCGCGGCCATCACGTCCGCCGGCCTCACGCCCGACAACGGCGAACTCGAGCAACTCGCCAGCGCCATCCAAATCGGCACGCTCGGCGCCGCAGTGGCCGGCGGTACGGCTGACGCCATCACTGCCGTCTTCGATCCGGAGATTGCTGCGCTGATCGACGGCATGACACTGTGTGTGCGCGCTGGCGCCACCAACGGCACGACCACGCCGACGTTCACCCCGGCTGACGGCATCATCGCCCCCAAGACAATCGTCAAGGGTGCCGGGGGAGCGTTGGTCGCGGGTGACATTGCCGGCGCTGGGCACTGGATCGTTCTGAGGTATGACCAGCTGCTCGATAAGTGGGAGTTGCACAATCCGGCAACTGGCGTGACTGCGCAGCAGTTTGCGTCGAGCGTAGAAACGCGGGCGGGCGTACTTGCAACGAAAGCCGTGACGCCGATGGGCCTCGCCGAGTCGATGCTTGCCGGCGTTGGGCAGACGTGGCAAGTCGTGACGCGAGCACTCGCGACGACTTACTACAACACAACCGGCAGACCCATTGTTTTGAGCCTGTCGTACACGTTCAACAGCGGGATCATGTACATCAACGTCGACGGCAATGTCGCAGCTCAGGGTGGGGGATCAGGTGGGGCACTGATGCACCTATCTGCGGTGATTCCGGAAGGAGCCTCGTACGACATAACACGGACAGGCACAAACACGATTTTTGCAACTTCCGAACTGCGTTGACGGAGCTGACGATGCCTTACTACAAAGACCAATCCAGCCGAGTGCACTATCTCGATGACGAAGCGAATATCGATCTACTGCCATCTGGCAGTGTCGCCATTACGAACGAAGAGGCGGATGCTCTTCGTGCGCCGAAATTCTCTGAAGCTCAGGAGGCAAAGCGCATTGAAATCCGGTCCGCATATGCAGCGACCGGATCTGCTGTTGTTGCAAACGGAGTGACATGGGATGGAGGCTTCGACTCCGCAATAAAACTCGACGCTGCCAAGCGGCTTGCTGAAGCAGCCGGCGCGAGCGACGTGACCTTCTTCGACGCTGCCAACGCTCCCCACGTGCTCGACTTCGCCACCGCGCAGTCCGTGATCATTGGCGTGGCGTCAGCCTTTCAGGCCGCGCTTGCAACCAAGCAGGCGCTCATGCGCGCCATCAACGACGCGCAAACCGAATCCGATCTCTACCTGGTGGAGTGGCCTCAATGACCCTGGTTAACATCGTCTATTTCTTGTTGTTCGCCATCGCTCTGGTCTGGCTCACATGGGGCGCCTACGTCGCAATCATGTACATGGACCTCAAGCGCGACCAGCTCGGCTGGCCTGCGAAGGTCTTCGGTTATCCATGGCTGTGGTTCGGTCTTGTGCTCGATGCCACCCTGTCGATCGTTGTTGGCACAGTGGTGTTCATCGATCCGCCGCGCGAGTGGCTGCTGACATCCCGTCTCAAGCGCTACATCAACACCGCCCCGCCCGGATCGTGGCGCGAACGCCTCGCCTCGTGGCTATGTACCCACATGCTCGACCCGTTCGACAAACGGGGAGACCACTGCTGATCTGAAAAGAGAGAGGGCGACGAAACCAGTGTTGGAGCACCGGCCCCGCCCCTCAACCGCAGCGCATTCCTGCAGTCTTGGCAAAGCCCTCCCACCTCTCGAGAGGCCGGGCGAGCCTAGCATAAAACGTCGATATCGATAAGGCATATGACCCCGACTGCAAGCCCGATCATTCCGTGGATGGGCGGAAAACGCCGACTGGCCGACCGCATCATTCCCATGTTTCCAGCGCACGAGTGCTACGTCGAGCTGTTCGCCGGCGGCGCCGCGCTGTTCTTTATCAAGCCCGACATCGCGCGCTGCGAAGTGCTCAACGACATCAACGGCGAGCTGGTGAATCTCTACAGAGTGCTACAGCACCACCTCGAGGAATTTGTAAGACAGTTCAAATGGGCGATCTCAAGTCGCCAGGTATTCAAATGGCACCAGGAACAGCCCACGGAACCACTGACCGACATCCAGCGAGCCGCGCGCTTCTACTACCTTCAGCACCACGCTTTTGGGGGGAGGGTAGAAGGTCAGACATTCGGTACGGCCACGACGGCTCCGATGTTCAGCTTCTGCCGAATCGAGGAGCATTTGAGTGCAGCGCACCTACGTCTCAGCGGCGTGTGCGTTGAGCATCTATCCTGGCATGAATGCTTTGATCGCTACGACCGCCCGCACACCTTCTTTTATGCAGATCCCCCGTACTGGGAGACCGAGGGCTACGGTGTCGCATTCCCATGGGATCAATACGAGCGCCTCGAACGTGCCATGACAAGCGCGAAGGGAAAGATCATGCTATCGATCAATGACCACCCCGACATTCGGTCGTTGTTCGGCCATTTCCGGATGGAAGAGACGTCAATCCGGTACAGTAACCACAACCAATCCGGTGGCTCTCAAGCTGCTGCGAAAGAGCTCGTTATCATGAATTGGGAAGGGGGCGGCGCTGGACAGTTGTTTTAGCGTTCCCAGTTGCGACAATACTTGTGCAAAATAACGCCAAAACGGGCGCGCCGCTACA